GGCGAGAAACGTGGTGTCAATGGTGTCACGTATAAACATTATCCATACGCTACCTTTAGAGGCAGTCAGAGAGTAAATGCAGCTATACAGTTAGGTTATACACATATAGAGGCAATAGTTATAAAGTGATAAAGACAACTATTATGTTCGCTGATGGTTATGAACATGATAGAATTAATCATTTAGAGTTATGTGCTACCTTTCCACCACGCAACAGGTTAAGGGTAGACGTTACTGATTATAGAATAATTGGTGATGAAATATGGAAAGATGAATATTGTGTTGCAGACCTTATTGACATGTTTGGAGATAAGGACTTTTATAAATGGTTTAAAGAGGTGTATATTTTGAAAAAACCAAGTAGTATACCGGAAAGTACGTTTAACAAAAAATGACAGACGCATATCTAGGAAATCCTAATCTTAAAAAGATTAACACACCAGTAGAGTTTACTAAAGAACAAATTTTAGAATATCAAAAGTGTGCTAACGACCCTCTATACTTTATGGAAAATTATATCCGTATTGTATCGTTAGATGATGGTCTTGTGCCTTTTAAAATGTATGACTTTCAAAGACATATTGTACAGACAATACATGATAACAGATTTACTATCTGTAAGTTGCCAAGGCAATCAGGTAAATCTACAACAACAGTATCTTACTTATTGCATTATGCGTTATTCAATCCTAATTCTAATATTGCTATACTTGCTAACAAATCTTCAACTGCCAGAGACATACTTGGAAGAGTACAACTTGCCTATGAAAATTTACCAAAATGGTTACAACAAGGTGTAATCAATTGGAACAAAGGTAACATTGAACTAGAAAACAAGTCAGTCATTGTGGCAGCTGCAACATCATCAAGTGCGATTCGAGGTGGTTCATTTAACATCATCTTCCTTGACGAGTTTGCTTTCGTACCGGCTAATATTGCCGAGGCATTTTTTAGCTCAGTTTATCCTACAATTTCATCTGGACAAAAAACTAAAATGATTATCGTATCCACACCAATGGGTATGAATATGTTTTATAAACTATGGAATGACGCAGAGAATAAACGAAACGATTATATTCCTATTGAAGTACACTGGTCAGAAGTACCTGGTCGTGACGAAGAATGGAAAGAAAGAACAATTAGAAACACCTCACCTGAGCAGTTTCAACAAGAGTTTGAGTGTGAGTTTTTAGGTTCTGTAGATACACTTATTAGTCCTGCTAAAATTAAAACTTTAACATATATGACGCCATTAACGTCAAGTGGTAATGTAGATGTATTTGAGAATCCAGTCAAAGGTAGAACATATGTTTGTACAGTTGACGTTGCTAGAGGAGTAGGAAAAGATTATTCAGCATTTGTTATCTTTGATGTAACAAAAATGCCTTACAGAATTGTCGCTAAATTTAGAAGTGATGATATTAAACCTCTAATGTTTCCACATATTATTAAGAAAGTTTGTGACGCATATAATCACGCACAAGTTTTGGTTGAGGTCAATGACCTTGGTCAACAGATTGCAGAAGCATTACAGTTTGAATTAGAATATGACAGTTTGTTAATGACTACACAAAGAGGTCGTGCTGGTCAAATATTAGGTGCAATGTTCAGTGGTAGAGGTACATCTTTAGGTGTACGAATGACCAAACAAATTAAGAAAATTGGTTGTGCTAACATTAAAACATTGATTGAATCCGACAAACTTATAATTAATGATTTCAATGTAATTGAAGAAATGAGTACCTTTGTAAGAAGAGGTAACAGTTGGCAAGCTGAAGAGGGTTGCCATGACGATTTGTTTATGTGTTGTGTTATATTCGGTTGGTTGTCAAATCAGCCATTCTTCAAAGAATTAACGAATACTAACGCAAGACAAATGTTATATGAAGAACAGGAAGCACTGATAGAACAGGACATGGCTCCCTTTGGTTTTGTTGATGACGGAATACCTGACCACGAAAAAAGTGAAGTAGATGAATATGGTACGGTCTGGCATCCGGTTGTCACACACAAAGGATTGTAGGGTTCCTAGGTCTTATAAATATCAGTAAGGATTGAATTTTGACTATGGGCGTATGAATAATACGAGAGTTGAATATTTTAAAATTAATAATTAGCTAATTAAAAGGAGATAACCTAATGGCATTTCAAGTATCACCAGGTGTTCTCGTACAGGAAAAAGACTTAACAAGAATCATTCCAGCTGTTTCTACATCAATAGGCGCAATTGCTATCAAATCTAGCAAAGGTCCTTTAGACGAAGTAGTAAGTGTTTCTAGTGAGCAAGAATTAGTAAGTCAGTTTGGTAAACCCGACACTTCAAACTTTGAAGATTGGTTTACTGCTTCAAACTACTTACAATATTCTAACGCTTTGAGAGTAGTCCGTGTACAGAATTCATCTGTTTCAAATGCAACCGAGACAGGTTCAGCATTTGTAATTAAGAATACGACAGACTACCAAAATAATTATGCAGACGGTTCAGCTTCAGTAGGTCTTTGGGCTAGTAGAACAGCAGGCGCATGGGGAAATTCTATAAAAATTTCTACATGTCCTTCAGCTACTGCTTATGAAGAAACAAATAAGACTACTGTAAATGACGCAAGCACTTCAATTGGTGACACAGTTGTTACTGTAACATCAGCAGTTGGGATTGTAGCCGGCGACATAGTTAACTTTGGAGACAACTACGAATATAGAGTAATTAGTGTTTCAACTAATGACTTAAACATTGTTAGAAAAGAAGAACCTCAATACTTTGGAACTTCTGACTCTTCAGGATTACATGAAGTAATAACTAACGGTGCTCAAGTAAGAAGAAGATGGCAACATTACGATTTATTTGACAAAGCACCTGGAACATCACCATATGTTGCAGGTTTAAGTGGAACAAATGACGAACTACATATCGCTGTAATTGACGCAACTGGTTCAATTAGTGGTGTTAAAGGTTCTGTTTTAGAAACGTACGGAGCAGTTTCAAAAGCTTCAGACTCTAAAACAGCTCAAGGTTCTACTAACTACTATCCTGATGTAATTTACAATCAATCAAGTTACATCTACTGGATGGACCACAACGCTTCAGGTACTACTTGGGGACAAGCGGCAGCCAACACTGTATATACAGACGTAACATCTGTTTCAGACGTTACATTACAATCTGGTTCAGACGGCTCAGCTGCAACAACAGGACAGAAAAGAACTGCTTACGAAAAATTTGCAGACGCTGAAACTGTTGATGTTGGTCTAATCATGGCAGGTTCAGGTGACGCTACACATATCGGTAACCTAATTACAATCGCAGAAAACAGAAAAGACGCAATAGTATTTTGCTCTCCTGAAAGAAGTGATGTAGTTAATGTTGCTGACGCAAACACACAAAAGAGTAACGTTGTATCATTCTTTAATGGTATTAACTCATCTTCTTATGTTATGTTTGATAGTGGTTACAAATACATGTACGACAGATACGCTGACGTATATAGATATGTACCATTAAATGGTGACACTGCTGGCCTATCAGCAAGAACAGACTTAATCGCAGACGCTTGGTACTCACCAGCGGGTCTTAACAGAGGTATTGTTAGAGGCGCAGTTAAGTTAGCATTTAATCCAACACAAGCACAAAGAGACGAACTGTACAGAGCAAGAGTTAATCCTGTTGCAACCTTCCCAGGTCAAGGTACTGTTCTTTTTGGTGACAAAACTGGACTATCTGCTCCTTCAGCATTTGATAGAATCAATGTTAGAAGACTGTTTATTGTACTAGAAAAAGCAATTGCTACTGCTTCTAAATTCCAACTATTTGAATTCAATGATGAATTTACTAGAGCGAACTTTAGAAACATTGTAGAACCTTTTTTACGAGAAGTACAAGGTAGACGAGGTATTACAGACTTTTTAGTAGTCTGTGATGAAACTAATAACACAGGTGAAGTAGTTGATAGAAATGAATTCATAGCGGAGATTTTCATAAAACCTGCTAGAAGCATTAACTTCATTACTTTACAATTCATAGCAACACGTACTGGCGTTTCGTTTGACGAAGTGGCTGGTGGGTAAGTTTAGAAAAGGAGAATAAAACAATGGCAAACATTAATGACTTCAAAGCTAAACTTGCAGGCGGTGGCGCAAGAGCCAATCAGTTTAAGGTAACAATGCCTTTTCCTGGTTACGCACAAGTTGGTGGAGAAATAGAAGAGTTAGCATT